GCTGCGCAACGAGCTGACCATCTTCATCGGCCAGCAGGGCGAGGCCACGGGCGCCGCGCGTCTGGTGGCCGGCGCGATCAGCACCATCGCGGCGAACATCGACGTGCTGGCGGCGGCCGTGACCGGCTTCGCGGCGACGAAGCTCGCGCAGATCCTGCTCTCGGTCAGCGCGACGGCGGCGGCGCAGGCGAACCAGGCGCTGAGCGCGGGCGTCGCGGCGGCGGCCGAGGTGCGGCTCGCCCAGGCCCAGGTGGCGGCCACGGCTGCCGCGCTGGCCGAGGCGCAGGCTCAGCGCACGCTCGGCCTCACGCATGTTCAAACGGCGGCCCTGGCCACGGCGCACCAGGCCGCAGTGACGCGGCTCGCGGCGGCGCAGACCGCGGCGGCAGGCGCTGCGGGCATTGCATCGCGGGCGCTGGGGCTGCTGGGCGGGCCCATCGGGCTGATCACCACGCTGCTGGGCCTGGGTGTCACCGCGTGGGCGCTGTGGGGCGGCCAGGCCGAGGACTCTGCCGATCAGGCCGCTGGCGCCGTGCGCCGCAGCACCGACGACATCCTCGCGGACCTGGACCGCCAGATCGTCAAGCTGCGCGACCGCAACGCGCTGGCGGCGGCCGGGCTGGGCAACATCGCCAAGCAGGAAAGCGCAGCCGCGCAGCGGCTGGCCGAGCTGCAGGGCCAGATCAGCAACCTGCAGGCGGGTCGCGGCCCTGCCGGCGAGGCGAACTTCCCCGAGGCCGCGCGGATCCCGCTGCTGCAGACGCTGCTGCGCCAGTACGGGCAGCTGGCCGAGAGAATCCAGCAGGCCGACGCCGAGAAGGTCAAGCTCGAAGGCACGGGCCAGTCGGCCAAGCTGTCGCAGTGGCTGGCCAAGTACGCCACCGACGCCGAGCGGCTGGCGGCCGAACTGAAGGCGGCAAAGGAGCAGCTCGGCGACAAGTTCACGCCCGAACTCGAACAGCGCATCCGGCAGCGGTTCACGACGGACAAGCCGGAGAAGGCCGCCGCGGACAAGGGCGCCGCCGACAACGTGCTCGAGCAGATCAAGCAGCAGACCGAGGCCGAGGCGGCGCTCGCAAGGCTCGAGAGCGACCGCATCCGCGCCGCTGACGAGCGCGCGGCGAAGGAGGCTGCAGCGCAGCAGGACGCGCAGCGCAAGCGCGACCAGGGCGCGCAGTTCGCCATGGGCCTCGCCGTCGGCGACGACCCGGTGGCCCGGCTGCAGCTTGAACTGGAGCGCAAGTCGCAGCTGCTGCGCGAGTACGCGGCGGCCGACCAGGAGAACCTGGAGCTGTACGCCGCCGCCAAGGTGCAGCTCGAGCAGGACACCGCGCTGCGGATCACCGAGATCCTGGCAGACCAGGAGGCCAAGCGCATGGCCACGCAGTCGCAGGCCCTGAACGCCTACGGCAGCCTGTTCGGCAGCCTGGCCGACATCACCAAGAGCTTTGCCGGCGAGCAAAGCGGCATCTACAAGGCGATGTTCGTCGCGTCGAAGGGCTTCGCCATCGCCGACGCCATCCTGAAGATCCAGCAGGGCATCGCCAACGCCTCGGCGCTGCCGTACCCGGCGAACATCGGCGCGATGGCCAGCGTGGCGGCGGCCACCGGCAGCATCATCAGCACGATGCAGGGCGTGAACTACGGCGGCGGCCGTCAGTACGGCGGCCCCGTCAGCGCCGGCAGCATGTACCGCATTAACGAGACTGGTCGGCCTGAGATGTTCGTCGGCAGCGGCGGGCGGCAGTTCCTCATGCCGAACACCAGCGGCCAGGTCGTACCGGCTGACGAGCTGGGCGGCGGTGGCGGCGGCTGGACGATCAACGTCTACGGTGCCCCGGCAGGCACGACGGCCAGCGTGAACAACGAGTCGCGCACCATCGAGATCGCGGTCGCGCGGGCCGAGGCCAACTTCGTGAACCAGATGCGCGAGAACAGCGGCCCGCAGTTCCAGGCCCTGACCAGCAGCACCAACGTCAGGCCCCGGATGTAGCCCCGGCGCGGCCCGCATGCGTTCCTAGCATGCCGCAGGTGCCTATCGCCTACCCCTCCGGCCTGCCGACCGTCCTCGCGTCCAAGCGCACCAGCAAGGCCGCAGCCTTCAGCGTGGCCAGCCCGCGCCGCGGCACGCCCTACGTCGAGCCCACGGGCACCGACACGCCGACCGTCTTCGATGTCGAGTGGCTGCTGCCCGAGATCCATGCGGCGGCGCTTGTGGAGTGGGTCGAGGTCACGCTGCTGGCCGGCACCCTGGAGTTCACGATCCCGCTGCGCACCGAGAAGGGCCTGCTCGAGATCACCGCGAACTTCCTCCCCGATGGGCTGCTCGACCGTGAGCGCGTCGGGCCCCTCTGGCGCTACCGCGCGGCCCTTGTCTCCCGCACGGGAACAGGCCCCTTCATCGTGCCGCCGGCGCCCACGGGCAGCGGCTGGATTTATGACCCAACGGAGAGAGCTGTGCTCGTCACCTCTGACAAACTGAAGATCGGCTCCAACGCCAACAACCTCGGCAAGGGCCTGCAGATCGGCGGTGGCGACGCGGCCCACGGCTCACAGGGCACGCTGTTCAACACCGACGGCCACGCGACTTGGCTCCGCGTGCAGCCGTCGCGCAACGAGCAGACCGTCGAGATGCTGGTGTACCCGAGCACCAGCCAGGGCATCGGGCAGTCGGTCAGCGGCACCAACCAGATCACGCGCACGCGCGGCACGCCTTTCTCGACGGCGTGGATCGGTAGGCGCTTCTACTTCGGCGAGGCCGTCTACACCGTGGCGACGGTGCCGAGTGTCGACTCGATGACGGTCACGCAGGTCGGCGGCGGCGCTGTCTCGTTCGCTTCGTCGTTCGAGGAGACCTACCACTTCGGTGCCGTGACCGGCTCGGGCATGTGCAACGTCGTCGACTCGACGGTGACGCGGCTTACCGGCGACCCGTTCATCCCGTTCATCGCGGCCCCCTTCGTGCTGCGCATCAACGGCGTGGCCCGCACGGTGTCGAGCTTCACCGACATCAGCACGCTGGTGCTGGCGACCGCGCCGGGCGACGCCACGAACGTGCCTTACGAGTTCGAGGTCACGATCAACGACCAACTTGCCACGTTCCGCCTGCAGAAGCTGATCGGCGCCGACGAGGAGAACCTGAGCATCTGGGCCCGCTATGACGGGTACTGGATGCACAGCCTGTTCGCTGGCGGCGGCAAGTACCGCAAGCTGATCATCGGCTCGGGCGAGATCAGCGGCGGCGTGCTGGCGCGGCAGCTTGTGGCGCAGGCCAACGGCGACCTGACCATCGGCGGCGACTACGACTACGAGGCCATCCGCGTGCTGAACCAGGCCGGCGCGGTCAACCGGCTGGAGACGCAGGGCGCCACTGTCGGAGTGAACCCGGCTTGGCGCGCACGCGGCAGCGACACGAACGTCGGCATGGGCTTCGACGCCAAGGGCACCGGGTCATTCACGTTCACCGGCGGCGCCTTCAGTCGCACGCTGTTCCAGGTCTTTGGCTCGACGACCGGCACCTCGTGGCTGGGCGTCGGCACGAGCACCACGGACGGGCCAGCCCTGTCGGCCAACGGCGCCGCATCGAACATCGACGTGCGGCTGTCGCCGAAGGGCACCGGCCGCGTGTGGCTGGGCGAGTGGGTCACCAACGCCGACGCTGTGGTGAACGGTTATGTGTGGGTCAAGGACAGCGCCGGCACGCTGCGCAAGCTGGCAACCATCGCGTAAGGACAACAACATGAGCATCGAAAAGAACCTGGACGGCTACATCGGCGACATCGTGGGCGGCATGGTCCGCGAGGCAGCGCTGCTCAAGATGCGCGCCGAGGCCGCCGAGCGGCGCGTCGCCGAGCTCGAATCTGCCATGGCGGCCGTCAAGCCACCGGCCGAAGCTGGCGGCGGCGCGGAGATGCTCACCTCGCGGTAGCCGGCCGCCGGGTCTGGTTCGACATGCCAATCACCGAGCGCGCCTTCTGGGCCCGCAAGCCCGTTGAGGTCCGCTTCGAGACCGTGGTGTTCAGCCACGCCGAGTTCGACGCGCCGTTCCGCCTGGTGCGCAACGAGTTCGCGGCCGTCACGCTGGGCGGGCACAGCTACACGCCGGTCAGCATGGACATCCGGCCGCCGACGCGCACGCCGAGCGAGCAGCCGAAGCTGGTCGTCAGCTTCGCGCGCCAGCAGGTCGGCCGCGACTTCAAGGCGCAGCTGCGGCTGATCCGCGCCGCGGGCTCGCGCGACCCCGTGAGCGTGACCTATGCCGTCTGGCTGCAGGACATCGACGCACCGAAGCGCACCTGGACGCTGTACGCCGACGACCGCGGCGGCGTGAGCTTCAACGCCAGCACAGTGCAGGTCAGCGCCACGCTTGACCGCCTGCGCCGCGTGGCCCGCGCGCCGCTGTACCTGCCCGAGCTGTTCACGGGCCTCGAGCTGGTGTAGCTGCTTCCTAGCATGCAGCAGGCGGATAGGGATGCAACCCGAAGAGCCTTCAGCAAGCCTGCCGCTCCTTCATGCTGACAAGGAGCTGGCCTTGACCTACGAACTGACCGCCGCGCGGCTGCGCGAGCTGCTGCACTACGATCGCGAGACCGGGATCTTTACCCGCCGAACTGACTGCCCTAGCAATCGCAGGGACCGGAAGATCGGAATGGAAGTCGGATCGCTGATGCCGCTTGGCTACACGGAGATCGGGTTAGCTGGGGTGAGGTTTCTTGCGCATCGGCTTGCCGTGCTTTACGTCACCGGCGAATGGCCCGCTCTGCAGGTCGACCATATCAACGGCAACCGCTTTGACAACAGGTGGAACAACCTTCGGCAAGTCGACAACACGACGAACATTGAGAACCGGAAAGGCCCCAACAAGAACAACCGTAGCGGCTGGCTTGGGTGCCACCGAGAAAAGCACAACGGAAAGTGGATCGCCCAGATCACCGTCATGAGAAAGCAGATCCCACTGGGGCGGTACTCCACGCCGGAAGAGGCTCAGGCGGCCTACATACAAGCCAAGAGGCGGCTGCACAAGGGATGCACTTTGTGACGCCCGCGCAGTTTGCAGATCGCTTCATGAGCATCGACGGGCCGGGCTATCGGCGCTGGTGTTCGTCCTGGGAATTCTGTGACTGCTTTGGCGCTGTGGCCCTCTACTGGCGCGAGGTGCACGGCCGCGAGCTGCACCCGACGCCGCTGCAGAGCATGGCCGACGGCTTTGCGTCGATGGGCGGCGCCTGGGCTGAGTGCGGCCCGCTGCCCGGCGCCTGCGGCTTCATGGCCTGGCACGCCGGCCAGCCGCGGCACTGCGGCGTGCTGCTGCCCGGTGGCGAGCTGCTGCACACCGAAGACCCAGGCGGCCCCCGCATCACGCGCCTGCCGGCCATGCAGCGCCTGTATCCCGACATCCGCTTCTACGCGCCGACCGCGGCGGCCTTCGCAGCATCGCCCCCACCATGACCGCAACCCTAATCATCCTGCGCGACCCCGCCGGCATCCTCGGCCGCGAGGTGCACGCGCTGCACGCCGATGCGCCGCTGCAGCTGCAGATCGAGGCGGCCATGCCGGGCGGCGGCGCCGAGTGCGAACTGCTGATCAACGGCGAGCGCGCCGACCCGTTCACCGATGCGCGGCTCGACATGCCCCCGCAGTGCGGCGATACGGTGGTGGTGGCGCAGCGGCCGGCGGGCCTTGACCCGGTGACCATCGCGATCATCGCGGGCCTCACGCTCGCGGTCGCGTCCTTCGCGCTGATCCCGAAGCTGCCGTGGCCGGACCTGATCCAGCCTTCGACAATCGAGTACGTCAACCACGTTAAGTGGGTGACGGAGTGGCTCTGCGTGTCACGCGGCAAGTGCACGATCAGCGATGTCAAGTTTGCTGACACGCCGCTCAGCGACATCGAAGGCGCGAGCTGGGCGCTGTACGAGCCGGGCACCACGCCACCGGCGCCGCCTGGCGGAACGGCGCCGCCGGCGCCGCCCACGCCTACCCCGCCGCCTGGTGTGCCGGCCGGTTACCCCGAAGCGCTCACAACGCGCCTCGCCGGCGTAACGGAGAGCTTTGCAGCGCCGGACGCCGACGGGCAGGAGTTGTCGCGGAATGCGACATACACCCCCGTCCCCACTGACTGGCTAATTAGCCTGACCGTGGGGAGCCCGTCAACAAACATCGTAATTCAGGCCTACGACTCGATCGCTTACAACCAGATCAGGGCGTCCTCTCTTCCGCTGTCGTGCTCATTTCACTTTCAGGCTCCGGCCTATGCCCCAATCAGCGGAACCATAACTTCAATCTCAACCTCCGCAGGCATTGTGACCATCGGCATTAGCCTGGCCTCTTCGCTTTCTTCAGGCTTGCCGCGAAAGGTGACGATCTACCCGGCCGGAACGCCGCCGGTAGTTGCGATCGGCCCTTTCATCCTGCCTATTGACAATGCCACACGCATCGCCTTCAACACGGTGTTTCTGCGCGGGCTAAAGGGCACGGTTTCCATCTTGGCGGAGTGGGAGAAGGTCGACAGCGGCGGCACGCCAATACCAGGCACGGGCGAGAGTCAAACCTTTGACTTCATCGACGACACCTTCAATCAGCGTTTCTTCACGACCGTGCTCGTGCCAATTGCAGGCGCTGGCCGCTACAGCATCAAGTTCACCCGACAGGACACGCCGAACGCAGCTGGCGACGACGTGGCTAAGCTGGAGGCCGTCTTTGCGCAGCGTTACTTCGAAACCAAGGATCTCCCCGGCGTAACCGTCATCCGCGTCATCACAAAGGCCACTGACCAAGCCACCAGCCTGAGAGATCGGAAGTTCAATTGCATAGTTGAGCGCCACGTCCGCACGCTGACGACCGACACGCTCAGCGTCTCGCGCAACTTCGCCCGCGCCATGGCCCACCTCTGGACGATCAGCGGCCAGCCCATCGGCGAACTCGACACCACGGCGCTGGCGGCCATCAACACGGCGCTCGGCGAAACCTCGCCGCTGCTGCGCTTCGACGGCAGCCTTGACGACGCCGAGGTCAGCCTTGAGGAGCGCATGCAGCTGATCGCGATGGCGCGACGGCACGAAGTGGACGGCCACCCGCGACCAGGCGCGCACGACGCCGGAGCTGCAGCTCGACTACCGCAACCTTGCCGGCAGCGCCGACTCGACGGTCAACGAGTCCTTCCACCTCCCGGGCAGCCGCGACGGCGTCGAGGTCGAGTACGTCGACGAGACGACCGGCACGAAGAAGGCCTATGTGCGGCTGAGCATCACCAGCGGCGCACCCGTGGCCGGCGCGGTGGCAAACCCCGAGAAGATCGTGCTTCCCGGGTGCACGACCGCGGCCCAGGCCACGAACCGCGCGCAGCTGGAGGCGCGCAAGCTGCTGTTCCAGCGCACCAGCGTCACCGACACGGCGCTCGGCGACGCGCAGCAGCTCGGCCCCGGCAGCCTGGTGCGCTGGGTCGACCCGAACGACTTCGCTGGCGACGACGGGCTTCAGGCCGGCGAGGTGCTGGGCGACGACGCCAGCGTGCTGACGCTGAGCGAGCCGCCCGACTTCAAGGGCCAGGCCAGCGGGCGCATCCAGTTCACGGGCGCCGACGGCCTGCTGCTGGGGGCGCCGGTGGTGTGCACGCCGGTGTCGGGCCAGCCGTATCAGGTGACGCTCGCCAGCGTGCCGGCGGGCCTGTACGTGGCCGCGCCGCCTTCGTCGCAGGTCGGCAGCCGCTACGCCTTCGCGGTGGGCCTGACCGGCGCCGAGGTCGAGGCGGCAGGCCTCTACACCGTGACCGACCCGAAGCCGAACGGCGACGGCACCTGGTCGCTGGCGATGGTGAATTACGACGCGCGGGTCTACGCGGCGGATTGACGGCGGGCGCGGTTCCTAGCATCCGCGCCACAACAAAAGCCGACATCACCGCCGCCCGGGGCTGCCGGGAGCCTCGGAGCGCATCCATGATCGAACTCATCCTCTCCGGCCTTGTCGGCGCTGTCGTGACCTATGCCGGCGTCGCCATGCGCCAGCGCCAGGCCGGCGACTCCTTGCTCGACACCATCGTGCGCCCCTTCGGCGCTGGCGGCCCGGGGCCTCGCCGATGACGCGGCTGCTGCTGCTGGCCGGCGTGGCGGGCGCCCATTCGGCCTACTACCTCGCGCCGACCCTGGAGGACCGCGGCTGGTGGGCCTACGTCGGCACGCACGCCCTGATCGTCATCGCCCTGGCCATCGTGCTGCCGACTGTCTCAAATGGCCGCTGGGGCATCGTCGGCGCCGCCGCGTGCTGGTGGGGCATCGTTGAATCGGCGCAGGCCGTGGGCTGCAGCCTGCTGGCGTGGCGCTCGGTGTCGAATGCCGACCTGTGCGAACAGGTGCTCGGGCACGAGGTCTATCTGCTGGCGGCGTCGCTGGCCCTGGCCTGGCTCATCGCGTCGAAGCGATGGGGGCGCCGCGATGGCTGAACCCCACGCATCCGCGGCCTCTGCCGCCGCCGGCTCGGCCTTCGGCATCGGCCTCGTCGCCGGCTTCGTGAACCCGGTCCTGCAGCACTGGGCGCTGCTGGCCGTGGGCGCTGTCGGCGGCGCCATCCTCGCGGTTCAGGTGGCCAAGACACCGGGGCTGCGCCACGCGAGCGCCGTCTTCCTGCGCGCGATCATCATCGCCGGCCTCATGAGCGGGGCATGTGCCACGGTCGCGGCGCCGTACCTGGGCGCGTCGACCGACGTGCTGCTGATGCCGGTGGCGTGCCTGATCGCGTGGCATCACGAACGCATCGGCCCGCTGTTTGGGCAGGCGCTGGCGCTGCTGTCGAAGTTCACCAAGCCGGGGGCGAAATGATGCTCGTGCTGTTCGTCGTCGGGCTCGCGCTGGTCGCGCTGGCCTTCATCGTGTCGGCCCGCATGGACAGGGAGACGCCCTTCGGCGACAGGCTCGGCGCAGCAGCTGCCGGCGGCACCGGCACCCTCGCCGCCATCTCGAGCACGATCATGCCGGATCTGCTGATGCCGACGCTGGCCTGCCTGGTGCTCTGCGCGGCCTGGTTCGCGCTGTACCCGCCCGGCGAGCTGGCGCCGCAGCGCCACGACGACGGCACGCGGCAGGACGCCTGACATGGCCCGCACGATCGACAACTGGCAGACCCAGACCGAGCCGACCTGGCTCGTCGCGGCCCGTAACGACATCGGCCTGCGCGAGATCCCGGGCGCGCCGACGGCGCCGCGGATCCAGCAGTGGCTGCAGCGACTCGGCGCCTGGTGGCGCGACGACGAAACGCCCTGGTGCGGCGTGGCGGTGGCCGCCTGGATGCTGGCGGCCGGTGTCGGCCCGGTGCCGCGTTTCTGGATGCGCGCCCGGGCCTGGGCCGACTGGGGCCAGCCGCTGGCCTACCCGGCGCACGGCTGCATCGTGGTGTTCGCGCGCCAGGGCGGCGGCCATGTCGGGCTCGTGGTGGGCGAGGACGCGGCCGGGAACCTGCTGGTGCTCGGCGGCAACCAGGGCAACGCGGTCAACATCCGCGCCTTCCCTCGGGCTCGCGTGCTGGCCTACCGCTGGCCGCCAGGGCGCGACGTGCCGGGGCAGTTTGAGCTGGCGCGCGGGAGCGCGGCGGCGACGACGGGCGAGGCCTGACCGCTTCAGGCCCAGCGCGCCTCTGCCCGCTCGGCGTAGCTCGGCCGCTTCGGAATGCTTGCCCGCAGCCACTCGGCCAGACGGGTGGCGTTGACGAGCCGGCCATCGGCGTCGGCGTGCTGGTCGCACCGTGCCCGCCTCGGCACGTACAGCGTACGCGAGTGCAGCACGCCAGCCGCGCCGACGATCTGCACGACGCACCACACAGAGCCGGGTTCGGGGTCTGCGGGAATGGGTGGCAGCAGGGCCGCCAGCGCCTCGCGCTTCGCGTCGGCGATGGCCCGCCTGTTGCGCAGGCCGGGCGGGCTGTTGTTCCACGCCCAGCGGCTGGCCTTCGCGCTACGGTAGTGGGGTCGAGTTTGCATGGTCGTGGTAGTGTCTAGTTAGGC